TGAAATTGTACCTATAGAAGAACTCGAAGAGTTCATGCCTGACGCTCAAGAAGAAATAAAAGCCTCAAAGTATACAATATATGAACTCGGAGATATAAAATTATCAGGTTTTACTTACGCTTTTGAAGAATTGCAAAGGTCAATTAGAGATAAAATTAATACCGCTGAAACCAAAATAATTGACCTCGCTAATAAATTTAAACTTCCAACTGAAGAGCAGTTAATTAAATTATTTCAAGAAAGAAAAGAATGGTTAAAGGAAAATTTAGTACCTGTATTAATAACATTATTTAATGCTTTCGGTCCAAGTATAATACAAGCGTTACAATCAGGAGCTAGTAAAGCTATTTTAGGGAAGTTAAAATCATGTCCGACAGAGGCGGAATTAAAAATAATTATAGCAAAAAGAAACACCTTAGTAAGGCAGTTAAATATAGCATATAGTATTGTTAGAGTATTGCAAGTAGTAGGGGTTTCAACCACTGTAATCATACAAGCATTAAAAATAGGTTTAGCAAGTTACGTTGCAGCTCCACCACCGTACATATCTGCTATAGATACAGTAAAGAGTAGATTAGAAAAACGGTTAGAATTGTACGGGATCATCGCAACTGGATTAACCACAATTTCGTCAATAATAGGGTATATTCTTGGTTTAATTATAGATTATTTAAATAAATTAGATTTCCTAATTAAAGAATGCTCACAAGAACAGGATATACCTTTCGAAGCATTAAACGAAGAATTAAACAATTTAGCAGATCCAATCCTCATCAAACAGATGCAAGATAACGAGATTGTATATAAAGGATTTACTTTAAAAGTAGAGTTAACACCTATAACTGCAGGTACATACCAAAGTAGGGTAGGTATCGCTTACAACGCAACTGGAACTCCTGTACTTAAGACTCCAACCTCTTTTACTAGTAACCCTGAACTATTATTACAGCAGTTGCAATTAGTTATAGATACGCAAAATCTAAAAGCCAATTAAGAAATATTTATAAAAGATGGATACCAAATTATTTAAAAAACTCATCAAAGAAGCTGTGAAGGAAGCTATTCAGGAAGAAATGAAAGATATCCTATTGGAAGCAGTACGTGCTCCTAAGGCAGTTATTCAAGAAAGTTATGTTCAACCAGTTCAAACTTTAGCAGGTACACCAACCGCTCCTTCTATTAATGCAAGGGATAAATACAAAGAGTTGTTAGGTGGAATGATGGAATCAAGAAACGGAAACATTTCAATGACCTCTAACGATGCTGTAAGCTTCGGAGCTCAACCTGGATATAGACCTCCAGCAACCGTAAACACAGCCGGTGAAGGATCTTCACTACCCCCTGGCGAGGTTAACCTAGACCAAATTATGGGTCTTATCAATAAGAGATAATGGCATTTAGAGTAGCAAATAAGTTCCCGATTGATACTAAACCTAGAGTTGCTGTAGGTGTAAGCATTCCATTTTCTTCACCGTCAGTATTTACTTCTACATACACTACTAAAGAACAGTTAAAATCGAACTTAAGAAACTACTTTATGACAAGCCCAGGCGAGAGGTATATGAACCCCCTCTTCGGCGGTGGTTTAAGAGATATAGTGTTTGAAAACTTAGAACAGAGGACTTTTGATATCGTAAAGCAAAGAGTTCAAGCAGATTTAAGTAAATATTTTCCTAATGTACAGATAAATGTATTGGATGTATTCGGTACTCCTGATGAGAATATGCTTATGGTATCCCTAACTTACAATGTTATTAATTTTGGTATAACCGATAATCTAGAAATAATTATAACCTAATGGCAGTTCAAAGAAATATAAAATACGTAAACAGGGATTTCAACAGTTTAAGAGATCAACTAATACAGTACACAAAGACGTACTTCCCAACAACTTATAACGACTTTACTCCCTCCTCCCCAGGTATGTTGTTTATGGAGATGGCCGCCTACGTTGGTGATATAATGTCCTTCTACCTAGATAATCAGATACAAGAGACCTTTATGCAGTACGCTCGACAAACTCAAAATTTGTATGAGTTAGCCTATCTTCTCGGTTACAAACCAAAAGTCACCGGTGCTGCTACTACTACCTTAGACTTCTATCAACAACTCCCCGCAATCGGTAACACCCCTGATTTTACTTATGCACTAACTGTACAACCTAACACTCTTGTAAAATCAACTACAAACCCTGCAATCACATTTATAACCGGAGATACTTTAGATTTTGCCTTTTCAAGCAGTACTTCACCCACTGAGGTTAGTATTTACGAAATTAACGGAACTACAGTAGAGAGTTTTTTATTAAAAAAATCAATAAATGCAATCTCTGCTACTGTAAAAACTACTACATTTCAATTCGGAGATCCAATCCCATTTGCAACTGTAGAGCTAGTAGATAATAACATAATAGGTATTCAGAGTATCGTCGATAGTGACGGTAATACATGGTATGAAGTATCACATCTAGGTCAAGATAGCATTTTTGACTCAATAAAAAATACAAATACAAATAATCCAACATACTCAACTGATAGTAATGTTCCTTTTTTACTACAAACAAAAGAAGTAGCTAATAGGTTTGTAAGCCGTTTTCTAAACGAAACAACACTGCAGATACAGTTCGGAGCTGGAACTGCTAATAATTCAGACGAAGAACTAGTCCCAAACCCAAATAACGTAGGATTAGGTTTACCTTTTGAAAGAGATAAACTAACAACTGCTTTTTCACCTACAAACTATATTTTTACCAACACATACGGAACAGCTCCATCCAATACTACACTAACAGTAACCTATTATGTAGGCGGTGGTGTAATCTCAAACGTACCACAGAACGATCTCACAACAGTCATCTCAGACACAGTTAAGTTTAATATACCAGTTTCTGACGCTACAATAAGGGCAGACATCTTTAATTCTTTATTTGTAACTAACCCAGAAGCGGCTTCCGGAGGACAAGATGGAGATAGTATAGAAGAGATTCGGCAGAATAGCTTAGTGAATTTTCAAAACCAACTAAGAACAGTTACAGTTGATGATTATCTACTTAGAGCATTAAGTTTACCGTCAATTTACGGAAGTATTGCTAAAGCTTACGCTGAGACTGAAAGACTATCTGATGTACAAGTTGGTCAATCTCCTGCAAGCGTGGCATTATACATAACTACCTATAACCGGGATAAGAATTTAGTTAAAGCTTCAGATGCAATAAAGAGAAATTTACAAACCTACCTATCGGAGTATAGAGTAATTAATGACACAGTAGTAATTAAAGATGCTTATATCATTAACATAGGTATTAATTTTGAAATAATAACATTACCCAATTATAACAGCAACCAAGTACTTCTACAGTGTATCAATGCTTTAAAAACTTTCTTCAATATAGATAACTGGCAAATAAATGAACCTATTTTACTAAGAGATATCTACGTTACACTAGATGAAATAGAAGGAGTTCAAACTGTTAAGAATGTTGAGATCATAAACAAAACAGGAGTTGGTTTAGGATATAGTGAATATGCTTACGATACACTAGGTGCAACTATTAACAATGTCGTATATCCCTCTATAGATCCCATGATCTTTGAAGTTAAATATCCCGACAGTGATATTCAAGGGAGAGTAGTTTCTCTTTAATTCCTATTTATAACAAATGGCAGTATATAAAATCTTCCCAGAGAAAGACGCTACCCTGTATAGTGAATATCCGAGCATGAACTCCGGTATTGATGAAATCATTGAAGCAACTACGGGAACTAACCTAGATGGAGGAAGTCCAACAGTTAGTAGGTTTGTAATTAAATTTGATCAATCAGAATTAGTAAACGTAGTATCAACTATCGCTTCTGGATCAATCGCTGCTAATTTAAGAGTTTTTGTTGCTAAAGTTGAAGGTTTAGGTCAAGAAACAACCTTGTACTGTTACCCCGTATCCGGTTCATGGCAAAACGGAACTGGTAAGTACTTAGATAGTCCCGCAACAGAAAATGGAGTTAGCTGGAATTTTAGAACTTCATCCGGATCAGGAGCATGGCAAACATCAGGATTTACAA